TATTGGCGCCCTCGAAGCACTAGGCCCAGTGTGCTTCGGCGGGTGGGACGCATCAGGGCAGCCTGTGGGAGTTCCATGGTCTGAATTCACCACACCGAAAGTACAGTTTGCCGCGGTCAACGAGGACCAATCCAAGAATGCCTATGGACCACTGCTAGAGATGCTGCGAGACGGACCAGCTATGCGAAATTATGACATTGACCCTATGGAGACGTTTGTCGCTCTTCCTAAAGGCCGCATAGAATTCATTACCGCGGGCGCATTGTCAAAAGAAGGCGGCAGGCCTGTGTGGTTTTCCGCCGACCAGACCGAGGCGTGGACTCAGAGTAACGGTGGCGTGAAGCTAGCTGCAGTGCTACGCCGCAACACAGGCAAGCTAGGTGGCCATTCTATCGAGACTCCTAACGCCTATAGGCCCGGCAGTGGCTCAGTTGCTGAGGAAACCTTTAAAGCTCTCGAGCTGCAGCAGCAGGGGCGGCTTAAGCGAGAAACGATTCTGGTAGACCACCGAGAAGCCCCTGAGGATACGGACTTAGCTGACCATGATTCCCTTTACCGCGGGCTGGTTCATGCTTATGGCGATTCCGCTAGAGACAATGGCGGCTGGGTTGATATTGAGCGCATCATTACCGAGATTTGGGACCCGTCGACTGACCCTTCTGATGCGCGACAGTTCTATCTCAATCAGATTGTCTCGTCGTCTGATTCTTTCCTCTCTCACCTCGAGGTTGATGCGATTGAGGATAGGGATAAGGCTATCCGGCCAGGAGATAAGGTGGTGCTGGGTTTTGATGGTTCTAGGGGTCGTGTGCGTGGTAATGCGGATGCGACGGCGTTGATTGGCATGCGTGTGACAGATGGTCACCTGTTCGAAGTTGCGGTGTGGCAGTCGAAGAACCCACGAGACCCGGACTGGGAGCCAGATACGCGGCAGGTAGATGCAGTCGTGCGTGATTGTTTCTCTCGTTATCGTGTCGTCGGCATGTACTGTGACCCATCCGGCTGGACTGAGCATGTTTCAGCGTGGGAAGCAGAATTCGCCCCGAAGCTAAAGGTTAAGGCCACCTCGTCGCATCCGTTGATGGCGTGGCCGCGGGGTAAAAGCGCCGCGGTGTATCAATCATTAAGTGAGTTTCGGCAGGCGGTGGTCAACCGGGATATTACCTACGATGGCGGCCCGTATTTGCGCGCTCATTTGCTGAATGCAAAGCGTAGGGAAACGCGGACTGGATATTTGCTTTATAAGTCGTCACCGGAGTCTGCTGATAAAATTGACGCAGCGTATGCGGCAGTCATGGCTTATAAGTGCTATTTGGATGCTGTGTCTCGAGGGGTGTCAAAGCCGAGGAAGAAAAGGGGGTCATTCGTTTTATGATTCGGGGGCTAACGCAAAATGAAGAAGACATTCTAGGTGTATTAACGACTGAGGTCACAGGACACCAGCAGGGTAATAAGCAGCTGGCGTCATACTATGATGGAACGCATCGTGTGCAGCGCATTGGCGTGGCTGTGCCTCGTACATTGTCGGATATTGGGGTTGTTTCCGGATGGCCGGCAACCGTGGTGGATACCTACGGTGATTTGCTACGCATGGATGGGTTCATCTCGCCTGACTATGGCGAGCAGATGCGGCTAGTCACACGTCGGTTCAATGTTCCGCTTCGAGTCTCTGAAGCTATCTTGGACATGTTGATTTTCGGTCTGGGTCTACTAGCTGTAGAGCCCGACCCACACGGCGTATTCCGCCTGCGGTCGGTGTCGCCGTTATCTGGTTCTTTGCTGTGGGATGATGCCACGAATGGGCCCGTTGCTGGATACAGGCGCTCTGGAGTAAATTCCGAGGGTCTATACCGAGAAGTGTTGTATCTGCAGGGCGAAGTCATCGTTATTTCCAAAGACTCAACCGACATGGGCACTGTGCGCTCAGTGGAGCGATTCGACGTTCCTGGAGGCGGGTTCCCGATGTTCAGACTGCGAAATCGCCTGCGCACTTCGCATTGGTCTGGACAGTCAGAAATCACCCCGGCCGTGCGGTATCTTACCGACGCTGCCGCCCGTACTTTGGAAAACATGGAGTACAATTCCGAGTTTTATGCTTCTCCACAGCGATGGGCTACCGGCGCCTCACCTGAGGATTTCGGCTACGACCCGGAAGGCATGACGGAGTTCGACCGCGTTGAAATGGGCTGGCGTACCTCTATCGGCAAGATGCTTGTCATCAACGGCGATGAGGACGACCCCAAGCAGCCCAGCGTCGGACAATTCGCGTCGTCTCCCCCAACTCCATTTATCGAGCAGGTACGTGCCTACTCTCAGTTGATTGCTTCTGAGTCAAAGATTCCTGCACAGTATTTTGGTTTCATGACGGAAAATCCGCCGTCGGGTGACTCGATTCGTGTGTGGAAAGAGCAACTGATTCGCGCATCTGAAATTAAGACGGAGTTAATGAATCCGGATTTGCTGGAGCTGGCCCGCGTACTGGTGCAGGTGTCCGACCTCGACCAGGACGTCGACATTGAGGGCCTCGTCGACGGGCTCGAGGTGGATTGGCGTGACCCGGCTACCGCGTCCAAGGCCGCTGATGCTGATTGGGCTCTAAAGCTACTGACTTCCGGAGTACTCGCACCTGATTCCGAAGTGCTCCTGAAGAACCTGCATTTTTCGGCGGCTGACCGGCTTCAAATCGAGCAGGAGAATCGAAGTAAACGCCTATCCCAATTAGCGAAAGTGCTGGAGGCATCTTCAACCGAGGAACAATCACCCGAGGATACCCCGACTAAGAGCCCGGAGGATTCTGCACCGTCTCCACGACAAAAGGCCAGCGAAGATGCCAAGGAGGCACGTTAGATGGATGTGCAGCGTCCCTGGACGTCGATTACACCTGTAGTCGATTCCATTGCACGTAAAGCTATTGAAGACTTGAACTCTCGAGCTCGAGTTATTCCGGACCTTACTGCTGACCCTTATCGGCAAAAGGAGCTTTTGCGCCAGATGGTGAGAGAGACTATCGACTCGTATGGCATGGCCGTCTCTGATGCCACAATGGTGTGGCTAGAGGAGCAGGAAGACCACATGGGAATGCGGCCGGTGGAGTGGAAGCCTCGTCGGGTGGATTCTCACCAGGTTGAGGCGCGTATGGCGCATGATTTCGCGCCTTTGTTCTTCGAGGAGCAGGGCTATAACCGGGCGTTGAATTCGATGGGGTTTATCGTCGCCGATGAGTTGTATTCCCGTCAGCGAAAGAATGCAGAGCATACCGCGTGGAAGGGTGGGGGTTCGTGGGCTCGTGTTGCGCACCCTGGAGCATGTGCTTTTTGCACCCTTTTGGCCTCGCGCGGGTTTGATTACACTTCCCGTTCTACTGCTGGTGGTGGTTACTCTGGTGCGCATTTTCATGACCATTGCCGATGTTTGGTGATTTGTCGTAAGCGGGGGCACGTTGAGCTTCCAGAGTCGACGATTCGGGCGCAGAAGATTTATAAGAAGGCTCAGGAAGAAGTTGGCAGCACGGACCCCGATGTTTTGTTGCGGGCGATGCGTCAGGTGGGTGGCCTGAGTAAATGAACACGTGTGCTATTATTTTGGGTGGTTACGGTTTGTATCCGGAAGGGATGAATGAGGCCGTAGTCCACAAACTGAACATTTAGGGGGAGACTGTGTCGCACGAGGACGCACGCACTGACAAGTCCGAAAAGGACACCACCGACGTGGATGCTGCCACCAACGCCGCAAAGGCTGAATCCGAAACCGCACCAGATGACTACCGTAAAAAGTACGAGGACATGCGGTCCCACTCTCGCACGTGGGAAAACCGGGCGGAAAAATCGTTAGCGCAAGTTGAGAAACTTACCGCAGATAAAGAGAAACTCGAATCCACGATTAAAGACCTACAATCCGAGCTTTCAACAGCACATAGCCAAGTTGAAGATGCTCAGCATAATCGTGATTTGATTATCCACATTGCGGCACTTGGCGGCGACGTAGAGCAATTATTCGACTCGAAAAGCTTCTGCGCAGCCGTCGATAAAATCAACTCTGACGACGACGATTACGAATCCACGCTCAAAGACCTCATCGGCAAGCACTCCCCCGCCGCCCCTTCACCGTCGCGGCTTACCTGGGAATCTCCGAATCAAGGAATCTCCAGGGGCGAAGAGTTGTGGCAGGGGGGGCGACGGCGCCCGGGGGGGGGGGCCACAATCATTACATCACCGGG